GATTTCGGGTGGAATATAATTAGGCGCTGATGGGTTAGTTGATTGATTATCACCACGTGCAACAGCAACTAAAGCATTTGATAATGGCTGGCTTATTGGTGTTGATGTTGGATTGTCCAAAAATGTGGAATCAGGCTTACCTGTTTGAGGATCAAACATAGCTGAGTCGGGAATATTATTAACAGCAGCAGCTATGAGTGAATCATCAAAAATGGCTTGATAATCAGACAATGTAAAAGGCCGTTGAGGTTCAGCGGGCTTTTCAAAGGCTGGAGCATAACAAATCTTTGAACCAGATGAATTAGTACCTAACAAAGATAGTTTAGGAAAAGTATCGGATGGACAGTAAAAATCTTCATCTAACTGATTTAAATAAAGCGGGACTACTTGTTCTGTTATTGAATTACGAGGGGGAGCACAAGTAATAGTTGTAGCATTACCTCTATACTGTTGGCTTACTTTTTGATTTGTCAATAAAACAAAATCATATGTACCGTCTTGATTTAATCGAGCAGATGCAGTGCGTTTAATTTCTACAATATCCCAGCAATCATAAGAGTTTGGTGATTCAGTAACTTGAGGTTGGAAATGAGGTTGAGCATTAACAGCGGCAATATAAGCCTCAACAGCCTTTTGTCGTGATGGACCAGTTAGAGTTATAGGCTGTGATGTCGATGTGGCAGAAAACATTTGACCAGTTGGAGCAGGTACAAAACAAACATTAGCGTTGTAATGATTTGTTAGCTGACCACCATCTGGACATTTTGGCTGAGGATCACGACCGCCAACACACCAGCCAGATTCTGATGTTGCACATTGATAAACTTCAGAAGCTAAAAGGGCTGCGGATAAAGCGGCAGTAACAGCAGGATGACGACGTGCTAAGGCGTTAAAAGTGCCGCGCATAAATGAAGCCTTTGTAATTTTTTGCGGCTGGTAAGTAGGAACTAAGCTGGTGCCGGCTGGCTTTGATAATGTTGATATAGAGCGAGTCCACTTTGGAGAGTTTGGAGAACCTACGCGCTGCATTTCTAAAATTGCCTGATTACGACGTAAAAACTCGTTGACGTCTGATACGCCATATCGCACAGCAAAAGATTGAAAGGGTAAAAAAATTAAAATTATAAGTAAGCGATACATAATAAACCGTCCGTTGCTCCGCTGCGGCCCCCTGCGAGCACTCGGGTAGCCGCAGCGAAGCCGCGAACGGTTTTTTAATTAACCGCCAGAAGCGCCTTTATTAAGGAAGCGACCCAGCAATGACATGCCAACAGATGAAGCCAGTACAACTGTCATAACAGCAAAACCAGCGGCAACTGCAGTACCAACGTCAGCTAAAACTTCAGCCTTAAGAGTATCAACAATTGTTTTATCTAGTGCAGCATTAGCAGCACCAGCAAAAGTTGATAATGCAACAACTGAATAAAGAACGATATTTTTTGATTTCATAACGCACCTTTTTTGTTATGGGCGGGATGCCCGATTGATAAATTGGCGAATAGCATAGAATGTAAGTCCCACGCAATAGCCAGCTAAAAAACAATAAATTGAATTACCAATAAAAGCAAAAATTGCTTCATGTTGCATAAGTTACCTTTGCAACCCAGAATTAAAACCTCCAATAAAACAAAGAATATAAATGGCAGCAATTAAATATTGGACAAGGATATCAGCATCTACCATTTTTTTATTCCTTAGCAACAGAATAATCTAAATGGGCATCAAAAATAACAAATGATAGCTTTTCTTCGCCGCGCTGCTTTATTACATCATAAGCACCTTCAAAAGTTACAGCTTTGCCATAAACACCTGCGCGCTCTAATTTTTGTGCTAATTCTACATTTGGTTCGCCTGTCTCCTCATTGACAAGATTGACTTTAATGCGAGGAGATCCATAAGCAATAGTGCCGTTACGGCCAGTGCTTTTGCCGCGAACATTTAATAACTCGACATTAGCCCAAACAATAGGATTGCCTTTGTCATCCAAAGAACGGCCAGCTGATACTGATGTAACAATATAAGATTCGGTTGCCATATTGATTCCTTATGCGATTCTCAAAAAAGGTTGTGTGGTGGGTTTTCGATACCAGTCAGGTACTAAATCATGTGTATAACGAATAATTTCGCGCTGATTACGAATCATAGGATGAACATTAATATCAGCACGAAAAGGAATGGAAATATCTATGCCTAATTGCATAAGACGTTTTTTATGCTCGTAATACATAGATTTTTTTTCGACCTTAGCGCAAAAATGAGGATCGTTTAACCAACAGAGGGCAACAGATTGTGTAGCGTTAGCGGAACGAAGGTTATCGACTATTTTGCGGTCTAATAATTGTTGAGCGATTGAGGTGTAATCCATAGTAGAACACTCCAGCTTTTCAATAAGTTTTTCAAGGGAATAAAAGGTTTTATGTGTTACTAATCTGTCTAAATCGACATAGCCGTAATATTGCAAATCATAGCGTTTTAATTTAGGTGATTTAAAAGAATGTTCTTCGCGTATGAGGCCAACAGCTTCGCAATGTTGAATAACTTTTTTGTAGTATTGTTTAGTATCTTCGTCAGCGTCTTTTAAATTGCTCTCCATCTTTTCAATTAGATCAATAATTTTTATATAAACTTTAAAATAATCCCATGATGAACCACGATTACATTTAGAGCTTGACCAATCAACAGTAGCACCGTTTGGATATAAAAAAGGGTGTTTCCCATTTGGCAATGTTAACGTTGCTAATGCACGGATGAATGCATAAACATTTTCATGACCGACAGAATGATTTTTTGTAATGTCGATATGAGTAAAATTTGCACCCGTATAAATTTTTTTTACAAGCTCATTTTCATTACCTTGGCGATACTCCAAACGGCCTTTTGTAAATGGTGGTAAACCTAAAGAACGCAAAATGTGATTGTATACAGCGATACAATCATCAAAATTATCAAAGCCGAAAAGGTTTTCAGGTCTAGCAAATCGGGATGGATTGCCCTCGACATATACACGATTACCATCACAATGAACGCGTACAGATGTGGAATATGATGATAAAACAGGAAACTTGCCTTTAACTTTTAAAACGTGATCAGTTTCACCAGTCAAAAGATCAAAATCCAAAGCGCCATGTTTGCCAATAAATGGCAAATCATCATTATGATCCTGATAAACATTTAGCTTATCAATGAAATAACCATGAGATGGTTTGTCTGGTTTTGAGCATACAAAAGTTTTCATTTAATAAATCGCCATATCTATCATGATAAATAAAAAACTTCTGATTGTGGATAGTTGAAAGAAAAATCAATTTTTGAAATCGAATCAAAAAGACTTTCAGTTATAAAAAAAACATTAGAAAGTGAACCAGAGGAAATCCATATGTAATAACAATTATGATGAGAATCAGAAGAAGATTTAATGATAATGTCGGATTTTTGGCAATTAGAAGAGCAAATAAATAGATCTTTTGAATATAAATCCATTGAAATGGTTTTACAATTTGAATGAAAAGCTAATCTGATATTATCAATCATTGCGAAACCCTCAGATTGCAAAGCCAGTCACCGACAGCAGGGGTAAATCGTGTAAATGAATGGCATCCTGTGGCATCATCAAAATTAGATTTTTTGCAGATCACGCAAAAAGATTGGCGAACATCTCCAGCAGCGGAGCTGCTACACACACTGATCGGAGATGCCGCCAAAGGTTGAGCGACGACGGAAAGGCCATGAAAATCGATTTTTCGCATGATTGTGGCTTGTGTGCGAGCAGTATCAACAACATGCGAATAGACGACCTGAGAGCGTTTTGATCTTGTTTTGATGGGCAGGTCGGCTGTTAGTTCAAATCGAGTTATACCGCGATGATTGGTTTGGACAAGTCGCAGCGCGATGTTAGCGCCTTGAGCAATCAAGTCCGTGATTGTTTTATAGTCCATGAGTAGCAGCTCTGTTATATTGTTAACGAATACGTTAGTTGTCATATCGACAACAGCGCGATTGTGATCCTTTGGTTAAAAGTTGTCAACTAGACAACGGGTGAAAATATGAACTTTAGCAATGAACTTATTGATAAATATAAAAAAATAATGAATGTAAAAACTGATGCAGAAGTTGCTGAGCTGATGCCCGAAATGAACAAAGGGAACCTAAGCAAGATTAGAAAAGGTATTGAAGGAAGGCATTTAAGCGAAAAGCAAGCAATATGGATAGCTCAGCAGTGCGGCCTAGACTGCGCACAAGTGCTAGTCGGCCTAGCTGCTGAATGTGCAAAGACCGACGCGGCAAAAGCAGCTTGGTCTAAACTGGGAAAGATGCTGGCGAAAACAGGTAGCGCGTTAGCAATAGCAACTATTGTTCTGTTTTCGCAGGTCAGCGGCCATCCCCCGCTTAAACGCGACAAAAGTCTCCCTTAATGTCTAAGTTATGTTAAAAATCAATGATTTATAGATGCAAAGGTATAAGAATTCGAGTTTTTTTATTTTCGCGGTAATAGTTGGAAAAGTCCGCTTAACCGGACTCAGTTCGGATGTAATAGGACTCCGAACTGAAATCAACGCAAAAACGAAAATCTAAGTTTTAGAGAAAAGATATAAAAACGAGGCTTTCGCCTCGTTTGGTTTGCCAGGGAAAAGCTGCGCTTTTGGCGGCGGTAAACCGCCTTTGTTATCGCTACGCTGCATGGCCAGCTAGCTGGCCATATCACTTGGTCAGGATAAAAACAAAAAGACTGAATACAAAACCGAATAAAACGCCGATCCAGAATTGGGGGGATGTAAAAACCTGACCAATCAGTAATGGTTGCGGATTAGAAGAACGGGAATAGTTATTAGCATAGATATGTGGAATTTTATCTCGGCGTTTTGCGTCATCAGTGTACCAATCTCGATCATGTAGCGACATTTTGTTGAAGTTCCTGAGTTTGTGGAGGCTCGTTAGCTTTTATAGACTCAGATTTTACAGATATGGGATTGCAAGTGGCAATATACATACGATCACCATCAATCAAGCCAGCCCTACAAGGTGCAATATAACGAACCTGATAACCGACCATGACAGGATCAAAAGGCTTGCCCTGATACTCAAAACAGTAATCGCCAGTATCGTCAGATTTTACAACAGAACAAGTAATGTAAAGATCAGGTATATCAGGCTGGGGCATAGCGTGAATAGTCTTAGCTGATTTATCACTATTTGATACAGTTGATACGGATGTTGATAGAGCAGAAGTGGGATCTGGAATAGCGACTTCATCAGAATTTTTAAACGATAAATAACCAAAAACACAGCCAATAAACAAAATAGATTTAACGATTAAAGACTTATTCTTTTGAAAAAAAGGGAGTTCAGCATCTTTAGATGCTTCGTTTATTGGCTTTTGAATAGATTTATCAAAATAATTAGATGGCAACATGCAATAACTTGCACGCATATCAATAATATCACCTTTAGAGTTTATAAAATTGTCAGGGGTAAAAGTCTGAGATGTTTTATAACAAGGATGCAAATGATATCTTTTAAAGAAAAAAGTTTGCGCTAAATTAATTTTATCCTTTCTTTTTCCCGTAAAGACTTTGCAAATATGAAAACCTTGAGGGGATACAATTTTAAGAATTGGAGAAATTATCAAATTTAATAACTTTCCAAGGACAGGTGAAGAAAAAAAGTTTTTACCAGAGCGACAAGCCCATATTTCCTGCAAAAGCGTTTCGCGCAATTGTTTATCAACGGCATCAACGTCCTGACAGATTAGCCAAAGTCGCCAACCGAGCTTACGACTTTGTACCATCCAAGAAACAAGCTTTAATCGGTCACTATCGTTCCATGAGCGACTGTTAAAACTAACTAAAAGCTCATCGATAACAATCAAACCGAATTTGTTTTCGTCATAAGTAGATGGATCATCAGGATCAAGCTCTGGATAAGCTTTCCCAAGCTGCTCCAAATCTAAAGAACGTGGAATATCAGGAATGCGAACAACTTCAGACTTTGTGTTTGGTGCTAAGCGGAAAACATCAATGTCTAAATTGGTTGCAACTCGACGATTAGACTTGAGATAAATTTGTATTTCAGCGACTGCAATTTTGGATTTACCGGAACCGCGAACGCCTTCGACGAAGATGGCCATTATGAATTCACCTTAATTTTTAAAACATTAAGATGGAATGAGTAAATCCAAGATGCTAAGTAAGCGGCAGATATTTGCGCTAATAAAAAACCAGAGTTTGCAGGAACCAAAGAAAGACCAGCCTGTAAAAGAGAATGACTCGGCACAGAATTAGCAACATTAGATAAAAGGCCATTTATAGATGTGGCAAAAACAACAACTAATGCGATATAGGCAGCCACATACGCAGTTGCAAACATTAATTTGCGTTGCAAAAAATAAGCAGTTGCTGTAGTTAAAGAGCCAAAAAGGCGAGTTAAAGATGATACCAACGCAATCATAAATTACCCCTTGTTTATCATTCGGCTAAAAATATGGAAAATATGCAAAACGGTTAATAGCTGTAAGAACCATGCAATTAAAGGATGCGCCCATTCGTTATAAGGTGGGCAATGCTTATCCATTAAAACAGTCCTAGTATCACCAGCAACAGACATTACTATATTAAATCCTCGACATTGACCACCAACAATAGGCCAAAAAGAATCAAAACGAATCGGATTGAATGGAATTTCGGGATTTTGTTTAACCGTGTCTAAAAATTCATTATTGGGTTTTGCTGGGTCTGGTATTTCGAGCTTATCGATAGCCGTTGCTAACTTATCGTTACTTTGTTCGTATTGGGATTGAGTTAGACCAGGGAAATCGTCCCAAGATACTTTGGCGTCCACAGTAATTTTTTGTTCCGTAGAAGGATCAAAAGGTTTTGGGTCTGATGGCTGCGGTTGAGGAGTTACAGATGTATTAGTGTAAGGATCAACAAAAGGTTCGCCATCATGAAATTTTTTGCGAATGTCTTTTACGGCCTGTTCGATTTCGGGTGGAATATAATTAGGCGCTGATGGGTTAGTTGATTGATTATCACCACGTGCAACAGCAACTAAAGCATTTGATAATGGCTGGCTTATTGGTGTTGATGTTGGATTGTCCAAAAATGTG